CACTAGATGAATCTGAAAGGTTTTATTTTTTAACACCAATTGCAGAGAAAGAGTATCGAGAAAATCCCAAAGAATATTATCCTGTTAAATTTGTTACAGAATATAGTCTTAGTAGTCTTCCTGACGAAAAAGATTTCCTCGAAGATATTAGTAAAATCTGTGGTTTTGATGAGGAAGAGTAGACTTGGCATATCGGTTTTCCTTGCGGAAATTTAAAAGGAGAATATAAGAGTAGGAGGTAAAATTAAATGCATTATTGCGTTCATTTACTCACAAAAGAATTACCAAGTGAGAATAAAATTGCAGCAATTATGAAGCCATACAATTCAGAACTTGTATATGGCTCAGATGAAGAAGACGAACAGATTGATTATCCAGTTTTTACATGGGATTACTACCGAATTGGTGGCAGGTATAAGGCTGAATTAAAACTAAAAGTAGATGAAGAAGGATCTGCAAACAGAGAATATTATAATTGGGGCTACTATGACAGACAAGATAGAAACGGCAGATTGTTTTGGTCAAGTCTTTTATCAACATTAAAAGAGAATATTACACCTGAATGGATGTATCATGAGGAAGATTGGTTCATGAATATGGGTTTTGGCGATGGATATATTCTTGTTGATGGAGCAAAGCAAAGTGATGTTTTAAATATTGGCAAGCTTGGATGTTACATATGTATTCTTCCTGATGGTTCAGCTATTGCAAGAGATTCATGGAATGGTAAAGATATTATCAAAGATGAAAAATTCGATGAAAAATATAAACAGGCTATAACAGATAATATGGATGGATTTATTACAGTGCTTGATATCCATGATTAAGAAGAAGTATCGGTTTCCATGGGAGGTGAAAAAGTGAGAATAGAAGAAATTGCTTTAAGACAAGAAGCAAGACAAATGTTATGTGAAGCTGGTTTAAGTAAAGAGGAACTTAAAGAACTGGTATTGAAAGATATAGATGATAAAGTAATTCAAGCGATTGAAAGTAAAATCAAGGGTGTTGATTTTGAACAAATGATTATGGATAGAGTTGATAGAGCTTTAACCAAAGCAGTTGATGATATTGTTCGAAGAGAAGTAGAGGGATATTTTTATAACAGAAGGCTCAATATTCGTGCAACTGCTTCATTTGAAGAATAAAAAATCGCAGTAAATTTCGATTTCATATGAGGAGGTGAGACTGGTTGGCAAAACACCAAGAAACATTAGATATTGAAGCTGCATTACAAAAAGATACCAGAATCAAGAGAATATATGGTTGCGAAGAAATCACAATTGGTTTCTATAACAATGGTCATGGAGATGAAATAGTTGACTTTATGACAATGGACTCAAAAGGAATTATTAAATGTTATGAGATAAAAGTCACTATTCAGGATTTTAAGTCTGATGCAAAGAAATCATGGTATGGGCATTACAATTATTTGGTAGTTGGTAAAGAATTGTGGAATGAACATAAAGACTACATACTTGAAAATACACCAAAGCATATTGGAATTTTAGGCTCATCTCTTGGAAGTTATCGAAAATGTAAAAAGCAGGACATATCACAAGAACAATCAGAAATGTTGAAAGAAAGCATGATTCGTTCTATGTATTATAAAATGATCAAATATTACAATGCTTCTGATTTAGATGAAATCAAAAGACTGAATAATGGTATCCGCAAGTTGAAAAAAGATGCTGAGAATTACAGAGATAGAGCAGTAAAAGCGGAAAATCTGATTTACAGTTACGAAAATTATAAATCATATAATAATGGAATTGACGATTTTGATTTTAAAGAAGCTGTTGAGGTAGAAAAGAAAAAGTATTTGGAGAATATATATAAGGAGGATTGATACATACGAATTTAGTACAAGCATTAGAAAAGCAGATTGAATTCTGTAATCAATATACAAAATATAAATGTGGAGTATTTGTA